CACCAATATCTAAAAATATACCATTTTTCTTTTGTTTTAATACATTAATTACAAATATATCTTGACCTATTTGAGAAAATGTTGTTTGCATTATTTTTTTCCTTTAAATTTTTTAAAAAATATATCCGCTGTTTGTTCGATGTAATCTAATTGTTCTGTTGTAATCACTGGGCTGGTTCCTAAAAAGAAAGTATCAGTTGTTACTTTTCTGGCATTTGGAAAATTGTTGATGACATCATCTTGTTTCATAATACCAGCGTAAGCAGGTTGTAACATGACATTACCAGCAAAGTATGGTCTAGTTTGAATCTTATTATCTTCAAAGTAGTTTACGATATCCTTACGCTTGAAAGGCGCACCATTCTTGATTGTAAGGGCAAAAGCAAACCAACTTGGATTTGCATGTTCTGTTGCTTTTGGAAGAACAAAGAACTCTTCATATTTAGCAAAGATATCACACAGTCTTTTATGGTTATGATTTCTCTTCTGAGTGATTGTTGGTAACTTCTTGAGTTGCACAAGACCCATGGCAGCCTGTAATTCGATTGGTTTCATATTAAATCCAATCTCATCATAGACATACTTGTGATCAAATACTTCATCAGGCAAAGAAGGAAGCCAATTAGAGAATCTGGTTTTACACATACCATTCTTTAACATATTGGCTTTCTTACCAACACAATAACACCCTCTTCCCCACTCGCGGAAACTTCGAACTACGATCTCTTGCTGTTGTGTATTACAAGCAACAAATCCACCCTCACCCATAGTAATATGATGGGCTGGATAAAAAGAACAACTAGCGAAGTCACCGAAAGATCCTAGTGCTTTACCGTTGTAAGTAGAATCCAATGCATCACAGCAATCCTCAAGGAACACTAAACCATAATGATTGACAATATCCATGAGTCTATTCATGTTTGGTGGATTACCCAAGACATGAGCAAAAGTAATTACTTTGCAACCTTCTTTTGCTTTTTGCTCTACTTGATCTAGATTAAGATTGAGAGTGTCGATATCAATATCAACAAACTCAGGAACAAATCCTACTTGGAAAATAGGATTGATTGTAGTAGGAAATCCGGCAATAGGAGTGATTACCTTTGTTCCCTTTTGGAAGTTTGTCAGACGCTTAGATGTCAAAGCAGACATCATCAGCAAATTAGAACTGCTTCCACTGTTGGTAAGGATACCAAAATCCTTCCCAACATATTTTGGGAATTGATGTTCAAAACGAATACCATTTTCTCCCAATACAAGCCATCCATTTAGCAAGGCTCGTATTGCTTCAACATATTCTTCTGTATCAAAGTAAGGACCAGCATACTGAACAACATCTTGTCCAGCGACCCACTTCTTTGATTCGTTCTTCTTTGTTATGAACTCTTCTACTGCTTTTAAAATTTCTTCCATAATTAATGAATTCCCATACCCCAATCATTCAGATTGGGAATATTAAATTGTTTCACACATGTCTTAATGAACTTGTATTTGTAATTACTTTCTAACGGTTGCTTTTCGTAGACATCATAGCCTACTTTTAATGGAAAGTCAAATGATTTATACTCCCAATTGAAATTATTGACTGATGCATCATATGCACTGGCTGGTATTGTATCTACACCAAACTGTGTTCTGTTTACATAATCAACTATCTTCCAGTAGTATTGTTTTATTCCTACGGTTTTTTTATCCAACCATTGCAAATGTGCAATGAATAATCTAGGAACAGCAATATGTCCCTGCTTTTCGGGGACGGGCAGATGCTCAGAATGCATTTGTGCGGTTTTAAACTTGGTTGGTTTGCTATATGAACCAATTCTATCTTTGAAATTATATCCCCAAGGACCATCAACTCTTATTTGATTGGTGTTAGTATATTGAACCCACTGTGTATGAATGAGAGTGTCTTTATTTGCTTCTAGAATGATCTCTAATTGCCCTTTGGTTAGATTCCCATCCAAGTACTCATCCGTATCCAAACAAATAATATTACCAGAATGTTTAAATGCTTCATCAAAAAGGCGTTGTCGTATTTCGGATTCTATTGGTGGAGCATCATCATTGACACCAGTAGTCATTACGGCAAGAATGTTGTACTTCTCTTTGTTTTCGTTTAAAAACTCTAATGTACCGTCATCCGACCGATCTACCATAAAAACAAATGCATCAGCATATTTCTGCCAATGAGGCATCATTTCTTTTATAAGAAACAATTCATTACGAGTAAGTGTTATCTGTACGATCATAAAAGATTTGCTTTCTCTAAAACTCGTGTTAAAAGTGAACTAGCATAATACTTTGCTTTTTCAAAATTGTAATTAATTTTTTCCAAATTTTCTTGGTAATAATTTTCCGTATATTCGCTGGTCAGAATTCGTTGTGGATTGATCCAGTAACTAGTATCAAAGAAGTCAGATATATTTGGACATCCCCAATAAATTGGAATGGTCTTTGTTATAAGGCAATCTATGAGTTTTTCAGAGAAATAATTTGGCTCACTAGAACTCTCTACCACCACAGAATACATTGAATTGAACAGATGAATTTTATTATCATCAGGTAATAACTGCTCGCCTGGAATTGGAAATCTAGTAGATGAATAGAAGTTCAATCTTGCTGGTATGTTCTTACGATGATTCCATATTGTGTGTCTAACGCTATAACCTAATTTACCAGAAAGCGCACCGCAGAGCATACTGACAGAATTTTCTTTTGGAATATTTCCTAATTCTTCTGAAAATATTCCAAGAGAATCTGGATGATGTTTTAACTTATTCAACCAAGTAGTTCCATATGCAAGAAATACTGCATTAGGACAGTTCTCTAGAATCTTTGGATTAGATGTGACTATTTTTGTATATTGATGTTGATTTGCGATCACATGATTGGCTTGTTCCACCCATGCTGATGTGCTAGGCTCATTAACATTTACAAAAATCTTATGCTTTGCATCAGAGTAAAAAACAACATCTCCACCAGGTCTGGCGTTTTTACCAAATCGGGTGAAGTGTATTTCACACGATTCTTTTAAGTCTGGTATTTGATCTGGGGCAAAAAGATAATCAGCATTAATTATTACGGGTTTCATGTATTACATTCCAAAGAGTATCGTCTGACATTTCCAGATTAATCACACGATTCAAGTTATCATGAACGGCATTAAGTTTTGATTTATACAAGTCTTCCGTCAACATATTAATATCAAACTTAGAATCCAACTGAATAATACCATCCATATTGAAAACATCACCTATTGTTGGACTACCCAAATATACAGGAATAGTTCCTGTTGCAAAACAATCAGTAATTTTCTCTGTATAATAGTTATCATAGAAATCATTCTCAACAACAACAGAAAACATATAGTCTTTTAGACCATGCATTTTACTCATCCAAGGTTTTGTTGGATCTGTTTCTGGTAAACGCGGAGAACCACACGCACCACCAAATAGATCTAAATGATTCTTAAACCTAGTTGCACATTCATGCCGAATCATATGACCTTTTGTCATTTTCTTTGCAGATGCAACCATGCTTGTTAATTTGGTTTTTGTATATACTCCGTATTCTGTATCAGGAATCCACGGAAGATTACTTCCGGCTGGGCAATACTGAAAAACAGAAGAAAAACTAGCAAGTTGTTTATCCGATACAAAAATCTTCTTGAATCGTTTCTCTAGATCAGAAAAATTCCAATCCAAAAATGTGGATGTATCTTGAACTATAGAACGAGATTCACATACCCACCCATACAAATTTTCTACATGAACTGGAATATATTGATACTTTTGTATTGCATTGTCAATCAAAACCAAATGATCTAAATTAGAATGAGGTGGAATTTCCCATCGAAAGTTCTTTGGTTTTCGATTTGAGCATGATGAATGTTGCGGCTCAAATGGAAATCCATAACCATATAGAATATTCACTGTCTCACCTCCATGAAAGAATTGCCCGGAGATTGCCACTCAATCAAATGATCATTGTAACCCATGTGCTTTAGTGCTTCCTTCTTTGAAGGAGCATCAGAAAGACCCATCATGAATACTGTATTTTGATCTTGCTTTCCCGGCCAAACACAATAATTTTTATCCAGTATTGCAATTTTCTTGTTCTTCACATATTGAGACAAACAACCAATGAATGTTTCATGATCAAACACATTTCCCTTGTGTTTGCGAACAAATTCACAGTGAGCAATCCATGTGCGAAGGAAGTCTAATGTATCTGCATTATAGTTAAACCAAAGAGGCGATGCTTTAGTTGTCACCAAATTTTGAGGATCATCTCCAGCAACACCCACATTGATTCCCATAGTGCTAAGACCATCAAATATATTCGGTTGTTTCAGTATGAATGTGTCGATATCTAACCAAAGAAGTGGTCTTTGATATTGTGTAAGTTTAGAGTAAATAAACTTTGGTTTTAATAGACAGTTGCTCTGATAACTGCCCTGAGATTGTATCTCAGAAACCTCATGGGGAATACCAAAAGCATGGCACTCTGAAATGAACCGTTTTGCATGGTCGCTATAATAGGTTCTACCATCTACATCACAAAAATAACTAATCACAAGTGTATTCATATCATTTACCTATATGGTATTTAGGAACTAATTCCCATTCCTTTTTTTCTTTGTATGGAATGATTTTAAGTTGGGCAATACTTAATTGATGATTCTTATACTTCTCATCTAATGGAGTAATAAGACCCCATTCACTAAGTAGTTTAACAATAGTATTGCGTCTTGCAATATCATTTTCACTAGTATCTGTTTCTAGCCCATCAAGAGCCAGCAATTCCTTGAAATGAAGGATTGCATATCTGCCTCGTTTATGCAGTATATGACAACTTTGATATAGTTTTTTTTCTTTGCGAGAAGAAACGCCAATTCGAGTTAGTGTTTCTTTTACTTTGAGGAAGTCATCTTCGTGCTTTAGACTAACTTCAACGCCGTATCCTTGAAAAATATCTTCCGTGTTATTCATAGTAAACCATTTCTATAATATCTAATGCCTCTTCATCATCGGCACAGATATTTAGAATATGGCTACTTTTGACCACCTGTAAAGGTCTGTTCCTTTAGTAGTTGAATGTCCTTCTCAGAAAGTAGAGGAAGTACCTCTTTGGCTGTCTTGTGAGAATAGTTATAGACTTGCTTAAGCATGTCGATTATCTCACTCTCCTCATCCTTAAGCCATTTGCTGAAACGCTTACGCTGACGAACAGAAAGACGCAGATAATCGAAGTGCATCTTCTTTGCGATGGATGGAAGTACATTCATCTGATTGGATTGTAGTACGGTGTCAGGAAAGTAGGATAGACACCGATTTACAACATACGGGGTATAGTCCTTTTCGTTTAGATTGTTCTCCCCATCAAGAAGGCTTTCCTTTGAGTAGTTGATGGCTGTTAGGAAGTCACCTAATTTCATTTGAACTCACATCCCATCATTAGTTCCACAACACAAGCCACTAGATTGATCTCCTGATCGGCCACAAAAGCCGACTTGTATTGATACTCAGCAATCGTCAGAATGGCAGTAGGAATCGAACCCTGCTTCAAGTACTCGTATAACCCGTCATAGAGTTTACGGAAGATGTGCTGTGGATCGTTGTCCATGTTGGAGACAACCCAAGAACGAGCCGAACTGAAGTCCTTTTCTTTCATATAACCCATCAGATCCTTGATCTTCAACTGACCGGCTTCGCTAAGGATACCGACATCAATCACACCCGCAGCAGAATACCTCTGGAGTTCGTTTAAAGTCCTTCTAAAGTCAGGGAAATGCTTTATAATGAGTTGGGATAGTACTTTGCTATCGAAGTCGATCTTTTCATTTTTTAGCACCATTTCACAACGCTTCAGGAACTGTTTGGCTAGTTCAGGCTTTTCCTTTGTGGGAATGTTGAAGTCAATACAGGTACAACGAGAATGAATTGGCTCAATGATACGATTCTTATAATTGCAAGTTAGTATGAATCGGCAGTTCTTTGCAAACTCCTCAATCGCACCGCGTAATGCTGGCTGAATAGATTGGGCATTTGAGTAGTCAAACTCATCTAGGATGACTACCTTCTTAGACTCGGATAGGGAGATTGTAGATGCAAACTGTCGAATCTTAGTACGCAGAGTATCGATATTACCATCTTCTGAGCAGTTGATGATAATCCAATCGGCTCCAAGTTCATTACAGAGTGCGCGGGCTACGCTTGTCTTTCCCGTTCCTGCTTTACCAGACAGGAGCAGGTTAGGACACTCACCCGATTCTACAATATCCTTGAAAGTCTTCTTTAGAGACTCAGGAAGAATACACTCATCGATTGTCTTCGGACGATATTTTTCAACAAATAGATTGATTTCGCTCATAATAAACTCCAATAAAAAAGACGACTGGAAACCCAATCGTCCTTTTTGAACTCACTGGTTTCCTTTAGTTATTGTATTGACTTGACGACTCAAGAGCAACCCAATACTTCAAAGAAAGATCCTTGTGAGTGAATTGGCTAATAACCGACTTGGCGATCTTAACTTCATATTCTCCGGGTAGGAACTTTAGATTCTCAATACGGAAATCGAATGAGAAATCTGCATCTCCCTTATGATCACCAAGAGTTACGCTAAACTGATTGCAGGTTGGATCATTCTTGTCGCAAACAACACCAATGATCTTCTTGCCATCTGTTGTAACGGAGAGATGGGGAAGTTGTAGAACTGAAGAGGCACGAACGAGTTCATCGAACATGCTCTCAGTTAGATCAAAGTTAACTACTGACTCTGGCATGTTGATTGACTTCGTTGGAACAGTCAGCAACTTTGGTTCAGAGTAGTAATACTTAACCTTTGATCCATTACCACCAGAGATGGTAACATACTTATCCTCAAACTCAAACTCAGCGTCCTTGAACAGCGAAACTGTGCCAAGGAACTTATTCATGTCCCAAATACCGAACTCGGTATCAAACTTCTCATCAACGGTTGCTTCTGCCATGACATTCTTGGCGGGAGCAACGGTAGCAATCTTGTTGCCTGGCTTGACAAGAAGATTGGAGTTGATCGAAGTAAAATTCTTTAGAATTGTTAGTGTCTGCTTAGAAATTTTCATAGTTGTAGAAGTAGTCATTTATTCCTCGTCTTGCATTCTATCCATAATATCATCAATGTCAACATTTCCGTGCTTAAAATCATCCATGATTCTCTTGGTATCATGTCGTTGTCCACGGGTTTTCTTTACGCGAGTCTTTTTGACTGTGCGCTTAAAGTCACGATTGTCTGGTTCTCTTCCTTTATAGTATTCTGACATTTAAAAATCCTCGATATTCTCCAATAGATTCTTTAGTTTCTTTTCAATCATATATGACATAACTTTTGCTTTTGAGCCAGCAATTGGCTTTTCAAATTCATTAAGGATCGTTTGCTCCAAATCCACAGGGATGCAAGATAGATCAATAATAGACTTGTTTCTGTCATAGAATGGTAACTCCTGAATGCGGTTATTCACGATGTCATCCATAACTTTAGACATAACCTTAGTTGTAAGTCTCTTCTGTGACTTATCTTCGTTTACAAAAGTATCGTCATCAGAAAGAATATTTGGAACTCCGTCTGAGGAATCCCCACGGGCAATGTGTTCTAACAAGAACATCTTTGGATTGTCCGTGCTGATATAAGACTTCTTCAATGGACTATATTGAAAAACATTTTCAAATACGCCAAGTTGCATAAAATCTTTATCATTCGATAGAATCAGAATCTTCTCTATCTTGTGAAAGTGCTTCGCAAGAACAAAGATGATATCATCGGCTTCGGTTGTCTCCACCGTGATGCTCTTGTATGGGAACACTTCACGAATCTCCGAACGAATCTTATGGAGACTATCGTAAATTGCATCCCAATCCATATCAGAATTGCTCTGATTCTTTTTTCTGTTTTGCTTGTACTGTGGGAAAATCTTTTTGCGCCAACAGTTGCTTGAATCATTGCAGATTACAAGTTGTCCATACTCACCACGGAATTCTGAATTATACTTACGATAAGTATTCAGAACCATATGGCGAATATATTCTTCATTCAGTTCGGGGTAATCTTTCATCGACTGAAAGATACTGGCAAGAATTATTTGGTTGTTATCTAGGAGTATAATGTTGCACCTCTTTTGCTTTATTATAAGCGAAAGAGTCAATAAGTCAATAAATATTTACCCACTGTATGCTATTGCCATCATCGATATACTTGTACATCTTACCTGTACCAATATCAAGCCATTCATCACCAGCATTTACATTTAGGGGAGGAACACTATCGGCATAATATTTTACGCCAACACCACCCAATAGCGTCCAGCCTGGATGTGCAGGTGATGTTTCGGAAATGGTATATTTGGCAACATAAGTTTCTCCATTGTAATTAACAACATCACCCATCTCATAAGTAATGAGTTTTCCATTCTCATCATATGCGCGGTAATTGCCTCTAAAATTTAAATTGCCGTAATTCATTTGATTGCTCGAAGAATCAAAGTATGTCCGTTAATTCGTCCCTTT